TACGTCCCAATCCCACTAATTCAGATGCTGATCTTTTCTTTCCCATCGCCTTCGATTGACTATGGCAACACACCTTCCCTCTGACGAAGCTCTTGACATTATCGAAGAAGAAGCACGCGCCATTGCGCAGTGCTACGGTATTGCTGCTCCTAGTGAGGCCGCGGCAGCTTTAATCGACCGCCTCCTGATGAGGCTCAATGGTGCGCATATCTACATGCCGAAGCGAAGTTCACGTGAGAGAGAAATGCAACATCGAGAAATAGCAGGTCGTTTCAACGGCGCAAACCTTTTTGAACTTGCGCAGGAGTATGGAGTAACACCCCGACATCTTCGACGCATTCTGTTAAAAGTTAAAATGACCAGAAGTGTCAATTGATGGTGTCTGGGGATATTAAAATTTACAGACACGCTGGGCGCGTCGATCGCAATCAAGGTTTTTTCTTAAACAGCTCGGGAAAGCTCTTTTCTAATGATTCCACGGGGGACTTTCTGTGCACGCTTAATAATTTTCCATTTTTCCAACTATCAATGTCAAAACCTTTCGATTTGAGTAGTCGCTCAACGTCCGCGTCCAAAATCAGACTTCCTGGAAGTAAATAGGAGAATTCGTTTTTGGGCTCGACATTCAAGTACTGATATTTAAACGCGATAACCGGTCCGGTAGCGCGGATCTTCACAAAATTATGACGACGAGGGTCTTTTCTTGTCTCTGCTGCGTCGACAAGATTGTCATAGGTGTATAGCTGAATATCTTGTGCCAGCAAATCACTTCTTGTTTGGTTGAACAGCTTCTTTTGTGCGTCGGAAATGTTTTCATTGCTTCGTCCATAGACTAGGACGTACTTAATATTAAACTCATTCATGCGCATCGGAGATGCGCCAAAGATTTTTGATAGATCGCTAATTGTTTTTGTCAGGTTGGCAGGGTCATTCAGACATGAGCGCCAACGATTGACTTGCTCTATTGCCGCTGTAAAAGCGGCATCACGTGTTGGTTTTTCCGCTGAGCCTCTCCACATTCTTTTTGTTGGCTCTTCGATTTCCATCAGGACGATAGTGCTTTGACTTGAGGTCGAAAGCACGTATGCGAAATCAGTGATATTGCCGTTTGGCAGAGAATATTTATTGATAACCCAGCGGTTCCAATTTTCTTTGTGTGTGGCGTGGGCTATTGGAAAGTATTCCGAATGCGCACATAGTGACTCATGGATAACCCCTTCCAGATTTTTCGCATTTAGTGAAAGAAGATCGGGTAGTGTTTTGATTGGGCTTGATTTTGGTTTTCCTGAGTCAAGGATAGATAAATCGTAATCTTTCAGGAAACCTTTGATCGAATCGTCTGCACCGCTTGTTTTGTTTTTGCTGGCCATGGCGTAAGAAGAAATAGATTGAATTTTTTCTGGCTTATTGAAGATTTGATAGATGGCTCTTCATGCGAGATGAGGACACGTTTTTGTGACATTGTCCAGCGGAAATGTCCGCGTGATCCTGATTTCATCAGGGCATGGGGATTTACCGCCACTTCACCGCTGAACAGCTCGAAGCAACACGCGACAAGCTGCTCAACTCGCTGACCGAGCGGCTCACCAAACCCACCCACGTCGGCTACGACAGCCGCACTGTCCAGTTCAACCAGCGCACGGATGAAATCCGGCGCGAGGTCGAAGCCATCAACGCCGAAATCGATCGGCGCAACGGCGTCGCGACACGCGCGCCCATCTACCTCGTCTGATGAACCGGAGAAAGCGCACTCGCTCCGGTCCAAGCCAGGCGCGCCATCTCGGTGGCGGCGCCTCGATGTCTGCGCATCAGGCCGCGGGCAGCGACATGAGCATGTTCGACTGGCACCCTTACGCCGGAAGCGCAGATGCCGACCTGCTGCCCGAGCTGGACACGCTCACTGCGCGCTCGCGGGACATGTCGCGAAACAACGGCCTCATGGCCGGCGGCATGCAGACCTACCGCGACAACATCGTCGGTGCGGTGTTGCGGATGTCTTCCACACCCGACTATAGGCTGCTGGGCTGGTCGCGAGAGCAGGCGCGGGAGTGGGGCAACGTGTCGGAAGCGCATTTCCGCTCGTGGGCTGAAACGACCGAGTGTGATGCGGCTCGAAGCCTCAACCTGCTGGGCCAGACCGTGCAGGCGCTCGGTGGTGCGATGGTCAACGGCGATGCGGTGGCATTGCCGATGTGGCTTCCTCGCGCGGATTCCCAATGGAGCACGCGGCTGATGATGGTGGAGTCCGACCGCCTGAGCACGCCGCCCACGCTGCTGTCTTCGCCGAACGTTCGTGGCGGGATCGAGTTTGATCAGTACGGCGCGCCCGAGGCGTATCACATCATGCGGCAGCACCCAGGCGACGGGCGCGGCCTGCTGGGCGTCCGTACCGGCATGAACGTGTGGGATCGCGTGCCAGCCTTCACGCCGTGGGGACGCCGCCGCGTGATTCATCTGCACGACAAGGAACGCACGGGGCAGTCGCGCGGCAAGCCGATCGTTTCCGCGGTCATGGCCGAGTTTCACATGGCCGGCAAATACGCGAAGAACGAGCTGCAGGCCAGCCTCGCGAACTCGCTCGTGGCGGCGTTCCTCGAATCGGATCTCGATCAAGAGTCGGCCGCGCAGTTGTTCGGGGAAGACCCTCGCGCCGCATGGTCCGAGTCGGTCAAGCAGGCGCGCAACATTCGCCAGCTCAAGGGCGCGGCCATCATCCCATTGCCAGCCGGCGCGAAGATGTCGGGCTTCACGCCAGGCCGCCCGAATCCGGCTTTCGAGGCCTTCATGCTGGCGAGCCTGCGACACATCGCCGCGGGCTTGAACATTCCCTATGAGCTGCTGCTCAAGGATTTCAGCAAAACCAACTACAGCAGTGCCCGCGCGGCACTGCTCGAGGCCTGGCGCTTCTTCCATGGCCGTCGGCGGTGGCTCATGGACTACTGGCTACGCCCCATCTACGAGCTTTGGCTCGAAGAGGCCGTCAACGCTGGCGTGATCGACGCGCCTGACTTCTACACGAAGCGCTACGCCTACAGCCGTTGCCGTTTCATCTTCGGCGGACGTGGTTGGGTCGACCCAGTGAAGGAAGCCGAGGCCGCCGGCATCCGCATGGACCTGGGGATCAGCACGCTCGAGCAGGAATGCGCGGAGCAAGGCGGCGACTACGAGGAGGTGATGGACCAGCAGGCACTCGAGCGCGAGATGCGTGTGGCACGCGGACTGCCTGACCGGGCCGCACCGGTGCCGCGACCGGCCGCGCAGCGCCGCTCGGCAGAGCAGGACGAAGACACGGAGGCCTTGGCCGAATGACACGCTATCCCCACCTCGCGGCCCGTGTTTTCAACACGCCGCTGCTCGTTCATCCGCAGAAGCTCGACGCCATCATTTCGGGTCTGGGTCAGCGTTTGCTGGGAACGGATGCGCCACTGATCGAGGTGGCGGGCAAGCCCGTGTCCATCGCAGAAGCGAGCACCCTGCAGCCTGGCATGTTCAGCACACGCCGCGGCGCGCGTGCCGAGCGCGGCTACACCGTGATCGACGGTGTGGCGGTCATCGGTGTGTCCGGTGCGCTGGTGCATCGCTCGCAGTTCGTGATGGCCGATTCCACGTTCCTGCAGGGCTACAACGACCTGGCGGCGGACCTCGAGGACGCGATGTCCAACGGCGATGTTCACGCCGTGCTGATCGTCTGCGACTCTCCCGGCGGCGAAGTGCAGGGCGTGTTCGAGCTGGCGGCCCGGATCATGGAAATGCGCGGCCGCAAGCCGATCTACGCGATCGCCGATGGCATGGCCGCGAGCGCGGCCTACCTGACCGCCAGTGCGGCCGACCAGGTGGCAATCACCGGTACGGGGTATGCGGGTTCCATCGGCGTCGTCATGCGGCACGTCGACCTTTCGCGGGCCATGGCAAACGACGGGATCGCGGTGACCCACATTTTTGCCGGCGCCCACAAGATCGACGGCAATCCCTTCGAACCGCTTCCCAAGGACGTGCGCGCTGACCTGCAGGCGGACATCGAAGACCTGTATTCGATGTTCGTGGATGCCGTCGGCCAGCACCGGGCCAT